CTTGTCAACACCGAATTCGGCCAAAACTCGGTGGATGTGGGCTTCAACGCCCTCCATGGAGCGTTCTCGTGGGCGTCGGGAGCCACGTGGCATAGGAAGAAATCGTCAAGGAAAACGTTGGTCTACGTTGCATTCCCCCGGCCAAACATCCATTCCACGCTGGAAGATGTCGGCGAGGTCGACGTCGCGCATCCTATCCAGGATCGGATGGCGCAAGAACAGCGGTTCTGCTGGCAACTGAGACAAATGGTCCTCCAAGTCATGCAGATCACGCACGGATACATTGTACCGTCTTGCCATCCACTCCCAAATCCCGGATCCAAACCTCTGGGCTGAATTGCGGAAGTTATACCCCTTGTCCGAAGGTATGTCCTCTCCCGGACTGTCAAACTTCCGCAACATGACACGCAGGACCGGGATGTCTTGACAAGACGCCAACAGTCCCCGTGCCACGCCCCTCTGGTAGGCCGCGACTTTGCGAGCCCCAGGCGGGTGAACAGTCCACCAGAGCCGAGCGAACATCCGCCCAGGCTGTGGTATGAACCCCACCGTCTCACCGTCTGAGCAAAACACTCCGGAAACGAAGGACACTTGCTCATAGTCGGTGAACACTCGCGCCTCGGGGGAAATGCCGTATTCCGCCTCGACGCCCGCCAGCCGTCGAGCATCGATCGGCTGGTACGCGGCTACAAGCAAATCATCCCCCGCCACAAGGATCGAAGCTTTGTAGCCCAAGCGTTTGCACGCCGCTAACGCGATCGCGGCGTTGACCAAACTATTGCCCAGAGTGGTGTCGTTCTGGCCCGATTTGACGGTGTCGTTAACGGCGTACTTGAACTTTCCCCCCGGGAACTGCGCACTACCGATAACGTTACGGGACTCGTTGGCAAACTTGGCCAGGTCATGGTCAAAATGGCGATAGATCGCGATGCGGAATTTGGCGTGCATCTTCTGCATGCTCGCATCCCAGCATTTTCCGTCACGTTCGTAGAACGACACCGCCCCCTCCGCTAGCACAGTGGCCATCCACGTGCCAATCTCATCCGCTCGCATTCCACATGCGAACGTCACGTCGATATCATCAGTGACGTCGAGTCGGCGAAAAGCGTGGCAAAGGGTCTTCTGTAAAGCGTAGAAGTCCGGACCATAGATCGCCTGAGTAACCAGGTTGACATAGAACTGTATCAGCCTAGCCTTACTCGGGATCTTGTGGTTCACTTCTTGCTTCACCATGGCCTTGACGCGGTCTGGAGCCACGATCTCGCTCGCAATCGACCGCACAATGTTGAGCTGCTTGCTCAAAGGCCATTTTCGCAGCCAGACCTCAAAATCGCGCATCGGATGCATGGCGTACTCTGCATCATATTCGCTCAAGACTCGGAGGAAATCATCCAACTCGGGGTCAAGGGAGGCCTTCGGGGGGTTTTGCACGCAACCGTGCCGGTTGCATAAGGCGTTGTGCGCGTTGCACAGGCATTTGCGCATGACGGCGCAAACATCCGTGGTCCAACCAAACAGACGGGCCCCCGCCTTCTGCACACCCGTGGCACAGTCCGCTCCAGGCCGCAACTTGCAGTCGCAGTGCTTCCCGAGGCTACGAGGGTTGCCATAGCCTAGGCAAATCGTTTCCACCGTCTCGGCGGGCAACCGGTACGTGCCATACTCCAACGTTGGAAAGTCACGTATCTGCATGTGCCCGTACACTGAGAGCGCCACGTTAGCCACCTCGAGGGGGGCGCGCCGCGCCCAACGGAAATAGCTCCCCACTGCGGCGACCGCTGGCCACATACGGTCTTCGAAGACCGCGAGAGCGCGCGCGCTCACTGAAACTGTGGGCGCTGCCTCGGCCACGGGGAACTTGGCGAGCACGAAATAGACTACAGTCGAAACGACGAGCAACACCACGAAGCAACGCCACGCGCGGCGTGCTGAGTAACGCCTGTCCCCCCACGCCACGTGCTTGTGGATGATGTCTGCCGCTGCGTTCGACTGGTCGTACATCGACGACACTGTCGGCACGACGTCGTCGATCTCGGCAGATCCATCCGTGCGGAGGACTTCATTCATCGCGCGAAACAGCTGAGTGGCCCGCTCGCCGCGGGACAATCCGCTGTTGCGAGGCTTCACGAGGGCGACCGCGCGTCGCGCGTAATGCCTCGTTGTGTCCTTCAACTCGTACGCGGCGTTGGCTAGGCGCGGTATCGGTACCACGCAAGATAGCCAAGTCACAACGCCCCAAACCTGGGCACCGACCCGCTTCAGGGGAGATCGGACCTTTCGCCGCACCACCCGATAGAGGGCCCAGACACCCAAGACCGGCGTCAATACGAGATGGAGCAACCAAAACACGAGCCGGATGATTCGCAGCGTGAGTTCCAACACTAACGCCGCGTTCGTCGCCGCACCGAGATCGGCGGCGTCCGGCGGGCTCACCCACGGCCCCGGCGGCACACCCGGCCAATCCATGTGAACGGTCTCGCTCACATCGGACTCCGGGGGGGGTGAGGATCGTCCCATGCGCGCCAGTATGGCGGCCACGGCAGGTGGCGGCCCCGACCGGCCAACACAATGGTCGGCCGGCAGCGCTCGCGCGCTCGGCGACTCTAGTGGCGGCGTCGTCACCGGCGGGCAGACGACCCGGGGCCCCTCTGGC